ACGGCACGGAGCCGATCCCCGGCGACACCCACTGGACCACAAACGCCAGCGTGCTATCGCTCTACTCCAACCTGATCCAACAGTTCCAGGAGGCTGAAACCGTCAGCTACGACAAGCTCGCCGCTATCGCAGTGACGCGGATTCTCAGCCTCCCACCTGAGACTCTTATGAGACTCGCCCAAACGTTTACTCCCTAGTACACTAACCACTGGTTCTACCAGCCTCAACAATGCTGACAATCCTTTCGCCCCAGGAACTTCAAACGCTCCAGGGTCACATCGACGGCATCAATAGCCTGCTGCAGCACGCACAGACCGTGCATCTTGATGCGTCCGCACCAGCCACTCCCAAAAAAGCCGAGGTTTCGCTGCCCATTTTGCCGAAGTCTCAAGGTAAGACTCGTGGGTCTAGCCGCAAGAGGAGGCAGTCGTTGACGGAGAGGAAGGTGGCGGAAATTAAGCGGCTGCTGCAGGATGGGAAGATGTCGGCGGCGCAGATTGCGCGGTTGTACAAGATCCATCTGACGACTGTTTATTCCATCAAGTGGGGTAAGACGTGGCAACGTGTTGCTCCAACGAGCGATGTGCCAAAGCTGGAGATTGTGGAGATTCGTAAGTGATTCTGTGTGATACAGAGATTCGGACGCTGTGTTTGCAGGGTCTGGTCAATCCGTACGATCCACGGCTGGTTAATCCAGCCAGTTTGGATGTGCGGCTTGGCTACGAATTGATGGTTGAGGTGGCGGATTTTCCTGACATGATTCCGGTGGACATCACTGGGCATACGCAGGAGAATCCGTTTTATCTGCGCCCTGGTGAGTTTGTGCTTGGTTGTACGGTGGAGACGTTTTCGTTTCCGGCGCATATTGCTGGGCAGTTTGCGTTGAAAAGTACCAGGGCGAGGGCAGGTTTGGAGCACCTTATGGCGGGTTATTGCGATCCGGGGTGGACTGGATCGAAGCTGACGTTGGAGTTGCAGAACGCTCGAAAGATGCATGATGTGCCGCTTTGGCCGGAGATGCGTATTGGGCAGATTGTTTTGCATCGAATGTCGAAAATTCCGGCCAAGGATTATTCAGTTACAGGCCACTACAACAATGACGTTTCTGTTCGAGGACCGAAGTATGCCTGATCCAGTCAACCATCCTGATCATTATGCTTTGTGTCGTAAGTTTGAGGTTATTGATGTGATCGAGGATTCGGTGCAGTTTGCGCCGGATCCGGTGTTGGGTGGGCTCCAGTGGCAGATACTTAAGTATGTGCATCGCTGCTGGGGCAAGGATAATGCCGTGCAGGATTTGAAAAAAGCGCGGTGGTATTTAGACCGACTTATTGTTCACCTGGAGGCTTTTTATGGAAAAGTTTAAGTTTGAGATGATTCGCTCCAACGAGAGTGAGGAGATTACGCACTCGGTTTCTACGCGGTTCGAGGCGCTTGATGCGCGGGAGATTGTTTCGGCGTTTGTTGATTTTGTGTCGGGTTGCGGGTTTCACCGCGAGTCGATTATTGATGCGTTCGAGTATTTCGCGGAAGAACGGGAGGGTGTGTGATCTGCCCGGAGTGTGATGGCGGGAAACTTCGGACACTGGAGACGCGCCAGCACGAAGACAATTCGGTCTTTCGCAGGAAAGCCTGTGATGCGTGTGGGTTGCAGGTGCGGACTCTTGAGGTCGTGCAGGAAGATGTGAAGCGGCCGACGCGCCAGTGGAAAAGAAAGCCGGGACCGCGTAAAGGGAAAAAGCAGCCTGGAGTCAACCGCGCATTGGGGGAGGCCAATGCTGCTTCTGTGTTGACTGTGCGGGATGTGAAGAGATTGCGCCAGTTGGCGGCAAAGGGTGTTCTGCAGAAAACGCTGGCGGTGCAGTATGGCATCGCTCCAGGCACTGTCAGCCGGATTGTGCGGCGGGAGCTGTGGGCGCACGTTGTGTGAAGAAATATGAAGCCCGCCTGCGTGGAGGGCTTTCTGATGTGTTACATTACAGGGGTACTCGACCCACAGGTCTACGATGCTTTTTCAGACTGTCGAGCAGGCATACCAAGCCTGCGAAGATGCCGGATTTCAGCCACGCATACAGCATGGCGGCCTCGGCGAAACCAGCTACTGGGTGTATCTGCCTAGTTGCGGCTATTACTGCGCCTACTGGAGTGAAGAGCAGTTTTTGGGGTGGGCCGATGCCTATTTCTCCACCGACTGGGATGCGCTCGAAGAGGAGGAAGAATGATCCAGGCGTCTTTCTTGGCGCAGTTGCGGCGGACGCTTCGGGCGGAAGCGTTACTGGCTGGATCTGAGTGAGTTGGCTGAGCAGTTTGCGACGGATCGTGCCACGCTCAATCGGTCTCTGCGGAAGTTGGAGAAGCTGAACTTGCTTAGGCGGGCCAGCTTTTCTAATGGCGGCACCTGGATTTGGTGGGTGGCGCGGCAGTTTGGGGATGTTCCACGGCCGGAGGATGAGCCCGCTTGGGTGATCAAGCATGTTCAGCGGCGGGAGTTCTACCGAATTCCACTGACCGATCGCTGGTCTTGGTGCGATGCCAGAAAGATTCCACGCAAGACCTTCAAAGGTTTTCTTGCTGGCGATCAGATGGTCATGCGGAAAAAGTGGCAGCTTGTCTCGACACCTTTCGATTCCACAAACACTACAGAGGAGGCAGCATGAATCCTTGGATTTATCGCTTCATGGCACTGACTGCATTGCTTTTTGTGTACGGCGCTGGTTACTCAGCTGGCCGTGAGCAGTGCCAGCTTCGTTATCAACGTTCTACTACCCATCACCACCAATGAAATTTTTTACTGGGATTGAGTATCTGCATACGCTGCAGAATGCGACGACTGTTGCGTTCGACTGTGAGACGACGGGGCTCCAGCCGAAATTTGGCGGGTTGCGGTTGCTGCAGCTTGCGGCGTTGGATCGTCCGCCTGTTGTGATCGACTGCTGGGAATTGGAGGATGAGGATTGGATTAAGCTGGAAAACTTTTTCAGCATTAAGCGTTATTGGCTGGCGCACAATGCTGTGTTCGATCTCGGGTGGTTGCAGGAGCACGAGCTGTATCCGCACGGGGATGTGCTCTGTACCATGCTGGCTAGTCGGATTTTGACGAATGGGTTGTCGAATGTGAAGCACGGTTTGCAGCATGTTGTGCAGCGAAATCTTGGCTACGAGATTTCAAAGGAGCAGCAAACCAGTGACTGGTCGAAGGAACTTACGGAGGAACAAATGTACTATGCCGCCAAGGATGTGGCGGTGTTGGTTGAGTTGGATGGGGTGCTTAATCAGAAGATGGCTGAGGGGAATTTGCACAAGGCTTGGTTTCTGGAGTGCAAGGCGTTGCCGGCGATGGCGCAGCTTTGGCGAACCGGCCTGCCGTTTGATCGCAAGTCACTAGAAACGCTCCAGGGGGATTTGGCTGCTGAGCATGTGGAGTTGGGGGCTGCGTTTCTGGTGGCACTGGATGCGGCGCTTCCGGCAGATCACAAGCTACCTAGGGATCCAGACGGGAGCATTAATACTCGCGCTAAGGCGGAGGGTAGTGTTCGCGCTGGGACCAAGCGGGAAGCGGGTTTTAACTTGAACAGTCCCAAGCAACTGTTGCATGTTTTTACATTGCTGTTGGGTGAGCAGCCGAAGGATGCAAATGGTAAGGCGAGTGCCAGTCGGCAGGCGCTTAAGGAGTATGTGGGGGATCACCCGGTTGTAGCACAGTATTTGGCGTGGAAGCGGGTGGAGAAGCGGCGGCAGATGGTGGAGGCGTTGCTGAAACACCTGGAGCCGTCTGGGTTTATACGTGCCAGCTATATGCAGCTTGGGGCGGATACGGGGAGGATGTCTTGTATTAGTCCAAACCTGCAGCAAATTCCGAGAGATTCAAGGTTTCGGGAGTGTGTGCAGGCCCCGGATGGGTGGAGACTGGTAGTGGCGGATTACTCCCAGATGGAGCTGCGGCTTGCTGCGGCGGAGGCTGAGGATCCCTTGATGATCCGGGCTTTTCAGGATGGGATGGATCTCCACACACTCACTGCGATGCAGATTTATGGCGTGCCAGCGGAAGAGGTCACAAAGGAACAGCGCAGCGTTGCGAAATCTGCAAATTTCGGTCTGTTGTATGGATCGGGAGCCCGAGGATTACGAAACTATGCAGCGGGAATGGGGATACAAATGGATCTTGCTGAGGCTGCAGAAGTGCGCGACAAGTTCCACGCTGCGTATAAAGGCATCAGCGGGTGGCAACGCGAGAATGCTTGGAAGGCTGATAGCGCTTCACAATTTGCCTCGGTGCGAATTCGTCACTCCGGGTTGCGGAGGTTTCTACCTGGCGAGAACAACAAACTGACGACTCGCTGCAATACGCCGATCCAGGGGGCTGGTGCGGCGGTGTTGAAGCGGACGCTTGGGCAGCTGTGGACGTATTTGCAGGTTGTCGGGGAAGAAGTCGTTAAGCTGGCCGGCGTGGTACATGACGAAATTATCTTGCTGGTGCGCGAAGATCAGGCAGAGAAATGGGCGGATGTGTTGAAGCACGCCATGGAGGAAGCGGAGCAGGAATGGCTGGATGATGTTCCAGCGCTGGCGGAGGCCAAGGTTGGGGTTTCGTGGGCGGAGGCGAAGTGATGCGAAAGCAAGGATGGCAAAGGTATGCAGTGTTGATGCGGTGTATTGGTGGGTCGCTCCACCAGTACACGGTTGAGGCGGTCAGCAGTTATCACGCGGCTTGTCTTGTCGAGGAGACCTTTCCCGATAAGTTGGTGGCGAGGGTAGCGTTGGTGGATGGCCGGAAAAACAGGTAGAGAGATCACACTGGAACGGCTGTACGCTGCGATCCGCCGGGCAAAAACGGCGGATTTGCATCGTGCGGCTGATTTTTTGGAGTGGGCGTTCCAGGTGAGGAAGGGGTGTCGGGTTCAGCGGACGGGGGCGAGGCGGGCCCAGGCGGAGGCGTGGAAGCGGGATGTGGACACCGATGTTCGCTGGTAACTTTGGTATGATGTAGCAGAGTACAGGTTCTGGTATGCCGCTCAGACACGGACAGAAGTTTTACTGCCAACTGCTGCTGGACCGGCATAGATACGGA